TTACAGTTTTTCTATATCTTCTTTCAATTTTTCTTTTACTCCTTTTGTCACATGCAAATAAATTTTTTCAGTGATATCACTATTTTCGTGACCAACGCGATCCTGAATGGCATACAGAGGAGTTCCTAGTTCCGCTAATTTTGAAATATGGGTATGTCTAAAAATATGTGAACTAAGTTTTTTATCAATCTTCATGTCAGCTTTATGATTTCTCAAATAGGTGTTAATTGCTGTTAGTTGGAAAGGAGTTCCTTTCGTTGTTTGAAATAGAAATTGACCATTCGGATTTAATTCTAGAAGCTCATTGTAAATAGCTATCGCTTTTTTTGGTAAATCAATTTCTCGCATTCCAGCAGCAGTTTTTGTAGAATCAGATTTTTTCATATCAGCTATTGAACGTTCTCTATACATCATCGTCCCATTTATAACTACTGATGCATTATTATTGGTAATGTGTACATCGTCTTTGCTTAATGCGATTGCTTCACCAGGCCTCATCCCAGTCAAATATAGCCACTGGAAAAGGAGAGAATATCTTTTATTGTGTGAAGTTGTGAAATCTACTAGTCTATTATATTCATCATCTTCTAAAAATTTATCTTTAATTTTTATCGTTTTTGACTCTCTTTTATAATCAATAACTACTTCATCGATAGGATTTTTTTCTACATAACCTTTTTTCATAGCATATGAAAAAAGAAGATTCAATTTGGATTTAATTACACTGACGTACTTATTTGACAAGTCATCTTTATATATCATGTCTTCAAAAATATTATTCAAATCTATTGTATTAATACCAGAAACGATGTAAGTCTCAGGTATCTTCTTCTTTATAGTGTTTAATATATTATTCGTAGGATAATATGTAGATTCCTTAACTTGTCTTTTGTATATAACTAACCATTCTTCAACAAGCTCATGAAATGTTAGATCAGGCTTATGAAGTGTTTTTTCGTTTAATTTTATATCAATTTTTTTATTTAACTCTAGCAATGCCACTTTCTGAGTTTCTCGAGATTTATTTTTATAAGTAATGCTCACTTTTTTTCTTTTTCTAGTTTTTGGATCAATATATCGCTCATTATATTTATATACTTTTTTTCCGTTTTTATCAGTTTTAGTTTCGATCCACATTGTTTTCATCTCCTATTTGTTGCTATAATAGGAATAGATAAGTAAGCCGATTATAGCAGGTTTATTTTTCATCACGTCCACAAACTTTGGCGAGGGAGGGGCGTGTTTTTGTTAGTTATTGTGGTAGGTTATCTAAAGCGTATTGTGCTTGCTCATCTGTAAAACCTTCAAATATAAGTTGATCGTACAATTGCGAATCTGACATTGATGCCCAATCATCGTAACTTTCCGCTTTAGCCAAAGCTTGTTCGTTGTAATCGACATCAACATTAGCCAGCGCATAATCGATTGCATCACTTGGATATTCTTCAAACTCTAGTTGTTCACGCAAACCTTGTTCAGACATACCAGCCCAACCTAGATAGCTTTCAGCTTTGCTCAATGCATTTCTGTATTCACGAGGAACACTTTCTTCTTGAGTAACTTCTTCTATAGTAGTTTCAGTAGTTTCAGTTTCTTCTTCAACGACTGTAGATTCTGCTACCGATTCTGCAGAAGACACTTCTGCCACGCTTTCTTTAGTTGTTTCAGCGACGGTATTTTTAGCATCATCACTGCCTCCTTGCGAACCTATAGCAATAAACACCACAACAACCGCTAACAACCAAAACCATACCCGTTTATAAAACGGTTTCTTAACTTTATACATTTTCCCATCTTGACCCATAACTTTTTTTGCCATTTAAATATCCCTCGCTTCTTGTTATAATATATTTGTGATCTCAGAAATGAGGTATGAGTCCGTGTTGCAGCACGGGCTTTTTTCTTTATAACTTGTTTAGAGATTATAGGCAAAATAGTAGGGCATAAAAATGTATTATTGAATTCCGTATTTAGAAAATCCTAATTGAACTTCACCGGAAGTCTTTTGCTGTGTTGTACGCAATGCTTCTTCTTCAGACATTCCATTCTGTACTTTCCATGCAACAGGCGACATCCCGTATTTGTTAACAAAATCAGTAAGTGATAAAGTGTCAGCGTCTTGCTGAGCGCTTGTTTGTTGGTCTTCTGGATTTTGTTGAGATGCTGCTTGTTGTTCTTTCTGATCTTGACTGATAATATTGCCAGCATCATCTGTAGTCAATCCATTTTCATAAAGGGCCACGCCGAAAGCTTCCCACTCTTTGTTGGACCAATTTGCACGATCAGCTGGAGTTGACTGTAAAGTGCGTTGTTTCATCTGTTCATATGTTTCTTCTTGAGGTGCGGTTTGGATTGTATCCTGACTGGAGCTTATAACTGTTGGGCTAGGTTCCGCCGTAGCTTGGTTGGAGCTTGTAACTGTTGAACTAGAATCTGTCTTAGATGTAGATTTGCTAGTAGAGGAACTGTTTTCAGTTGCTTCTTTTGTTTTACTTACTTTTGTTTCTTGATTAGAAGTGGCATCTGTTGATTCAGCTTTTTTATTATTTGAACAAGCTGAAAGTAGCAGAGCAGTACTTAACAACAACATAACGCTAACTTTTTTCATTTTATAATTCCTCTTTCTCGTTGTAATATGTGTGCTAACACGGGCTTTTTTATATAAGAAAACGATAAGCGCTTTCTGGAAGCCCGTAAAGATTCTTTAATTCCTCGATTTTTTTAGGATATTGATCATTATCTTCTTTATAAAGAGAAACAATGAGATTAGCAGCAAAGCAATTAGCTTCGCTTTCAGATTTGCTTCTAGATGTTCTTGTTGATACATAATAGCTGGATAAGCCACGATGAAAAATAGCGTGACCTAATTCGTGAGCGCAAATGTAGAATCTTTCCTCAGAGTCTCGCAGTTCATCATTTAAAAAGATTATCGCACGATCTCTAATTTCTTGAAACTGCCCCTTGGGATTCTCGATAAAAGGAACGTATTGAATTTTAATGCCCATCTTTTCACAAATATAAAAAGGATTAGCGGACTGGTATTTCCGCTTCAACTCCTCGACTAAATTAATCGTATCCATCTCCATAAGCTCACATCTTTTTGCCTTTTTCTTTGTCTTCTTTCACAATATCCCAGAAAGTCGCTATCAGGATATCTTTTACGCGCTGTATTTGTTCGGGTGTCAATGTTTCCCCACCATAAGACATATTAACATTTGAGTCTAGTAGTTTATCAAGTTCAACCACTTCCTCTTTTGTAGCCCATTTGGGAACATTATTATTTCCCAATAAATAATCAGTTGTGACACCAAAATAATCAGCAACTTTCTTTAAGTTCTCAGATTTTGGCGAGGCTTTATCCCATCTTCTTATTTGTCCATTAGAGATGCCCACCTGTCTTTCTACTTCTGCTATAGTCACATGCTTTTCGTCTGCTAATTCTTTAATCTTAGTAACTAAACTCATTATTATCAACCTTTCAAAGCTGAAAAGAAAATAAATAGCTTAAAAGTTATATTTTTGGTTGACAATTAGCTTTTAAGCTAGTATATTTAATTCGTAAGCTAAATTGTTAGCTAAATAAGAGCAACAAAAAACTCTACTAATTTAAAACATTCTCTCGGTCGCCAAACTTAGAAATGTTATTTTAGAGGCTTTTTATAAGTCTTATTTAACTATGTATTCATAATAGCTTAAAAGCTAATAGGTGTCAACGATTTAGCTAATTTTTTAGCTTACAAATTATTTGTTTAGAAAGGAGCTATTTTTATGTCTGAGAATTTAGACTTAAAAATTCGAGCGGAGATGAGAAAAAGAAGAATGACTTTCAAAGAACTAGCTGCGCTTATCGGTATTTCAGGAGCTTATTTATCAGATATTCTAAACGGCAATCGTGATGGAAAGAAAGCACAACAGCATATCGAAACAGTGAAGAAAATATTGGACATCCGATAGGGGGGAAAGGCGATGACAAAACTAAAAAAACAAGATTTTGTAAAAAAATACAATTATTCTCCATCTACTTATCAACGTCGAATGTCGGAACTAAAAAATACAGCAATTTTCTCAGCGGCGTATGAACGGGTCACAGGACAAGAAGTTTGGATCAATACAGAATTATACGATAAATTTTTGTCTTTCAAATCCTATAACAGGTTACGCACAAGAAAGGTAACGCCTAAAGAATTTATCGAGAAGCATTTAGTTGATTTATAAAAAACAGAACATTTTGAGAGGTGAAGGTTAATGGGTAAATTCAACAGAGCATTAGTATTCAGCGCACCGCTAATCATCTACGCTTTAGGACTTTGGGGAAGCAGGCAAGCGTTGATAGGAACGATCGTTTACATGGTCTGGATTTTTATGGGGCTTGATGAAGCTGAGTACAGAGCGAAAAAGCCAGCCGGGAGGGACTGACTAATGAAAAAAAGTTTAATGACTATAAACGAAAAACAATTGAAAGAAAATTTTAATGATCTCATCAAAGAATTTGTAAAAGAAACTGGAGAATTTCCTAATCAAATTCATCTAGTTGCGGAGGGATATAGCCGGTATCAAGCTGTGAAATTTGAGATGAAGAAACAAATCTTTTGATTTTTAACATGCCTCTACTGGTATGAACATTTATTTCTATTCTTTTATTTTTTACAGATTCATCGTACCTAAAAACTAAGGTGGTTATTTTAGATTCATACGGTGGAATTGTTATTGGCAATGGTAATGGAGGAAACTTTGATAAATTAGCTATTTTTTTAAGTGATTGTCCGGAATAAGCACGACCACCATTCGGTAGGTTTTTATAAGGCGGCTTTATTGTCACGGAATAATCGTTACCTATCATAGTAAAAGCATTCAATTCTTCAGACATTTCTGAAACAGTAAATTTGATTACCGTGACAGGTAAGGAACTATTATTCGTCAATAAGACCGAGTCTATAATTCTAAATTTATGTTGATGATAAACATCAGGTTCTTCATCACTTTCTCTATCTACCAGCCATTCTTCGCAAGGGGTAAAAAAATCTAGTTTCAAATTAAATTTTTTAGTCTTTTTATCCGTGTAAGAGATATAGAAAGCAAAGGAAGAAAAAATTAAAGAAGTAACAGGCAAAATAAAATCCTTAATGTTGTTAACAAAACTCTTCCAGTCTACTTGGCTAATAAAATCTATAATATTCATTTTTAATCACCATCAGTTTTTAACTAATTATATCAAAAAGGAGAGAAGAAAAAATGCAAGAATTAGTAATTTTGAAAAATAAAGAAGCTGTGACTACGAGTTTGCAAGTCGCAGATAGTTTTGAAAAAGAACACAAAAATGTTTTGAGAGATATTGAAAAGTTAAAAGAAGATGTGCTCAATTTTGAGCAGATGTTTGTGGAAGGTAATGAACCAGATTCATACGGCAGAAATCGACGAGTTTTCTTTATTAGTAGAGATGGTTTTTTCTTGTTGGCTATGGGTTTTACAGGAAAGAAAGCTATTTATTTCAAACAAAAATACATTGAAGCATTCAATGAAATGGAAGATGTTATTCGGAAGAATACTGTTCCTCAAACAATTGAAGACATGATGATCTATCAATTAGAAGAAATGAAAGATGTTAAAAAAGATGTTTCCATGCTTAAAGATACTATGCGAATTAGTGGACAACAAGAGTTTGAAATTAAGCAAAAAGGAAATATGAAAGTTATGGAAGTTCTAGGGGGGAAAGAAAGCCGAGCTTATGAAGAAATCAGCAAAAAAGTATTCTCAAAATTTTGGTCTGAATTTAAACGTATCTTTTCAATCCCAAGATATGGCGAGTTACCTCGTAAGAGATTCGATGATGCTGTTTCATTTATTGAAATGTGGTTACCAGAAACTGCGATCCGCATGGAAATCGATCAACTGAACAGACAACAAAGACTTTTCGGTGATGAAAATGAATAGAGCTGAAGCGCTAAGAATAGGGACGGTAATTGCTAATCGCTGGTGGAGACACAATAAACCAAGCATCCTAAGCCAACAACATATTGATAAGCAAAAAGCTTGGCAACAAATAAAAAAGTGACTCAGCCGGCAAGCATAGAGTCACAAAACAAAACATATCTAAGGAGAATTTTAGCATATGAATAAAGAACTTTCCACTTTAGATCAATATTTGACTGATTCTGAATGGGGCAAGTCGAATATCAAGGAAACAAATAATCGAAAAATCAGACGAAATCTTTTGACGAACGAAGAACTAGCATGTGATCAAGATGATTTGGGGAATTTTGTGAGTATTTGGGATCATGTCTATCTTATTCATCTATCGAAGCGGTCCAGAAAACCTGAATACATCTATGTCATCGAAGATGGCTTGATTGATGCACTAGAAGAGTACGACAGAGATAACTTGATTGATATCTCTTATTACGGATCAGGTAAGAAATACATTGCTGAAATGGAGGCAGAATTTGATGAGTGAAATCAAAGGGACAACGAACTTTGAAAAACTTTTTAGTCGTAAGTTAAATAAAATTCTCAAGAAAAAAGGAAATTTTGATTATTTATCTTGGGCTCACGCGTGGGAGATTATGAAAAAGAATGATCCACAGGCAACGGTAACTATTAATGAGTATAAACACTACAGGGTTGTTTCTGGAACTCATCAAGACTTTCTTGTTGAGGAATATAAACCTTTTCTTATGGATGAAACAGGGACTTATGTATCTGTCTCAGTAACGGTTAAAGGACATACGGAAACAGAGTTATTTCCTGTTTTAGATTATCGAAACCAACCAGTTGTTAAACCAAATGCTATGCAAATCAATAACTCATTGAAGCGATGCTTTGTGAAAGCATTGGCTCTACACGGACTGGGATTATATGTATTTCAAGGGGAAGATATTCCAACACCACCTAGAATCGATACAAAGAAATTAAGCATGCTAGAGACGATTCTAGAAGCTTTCAATGAGCAGATGGGTAAAGATATGACCAAAACCTTAATCGAATATGTTAATGAGCAGACAGATAAATTAGGGCTCTTAGCTGATAACGTTGAAACTATTGAACAGTTAAGCTATGAGCAATGTGCCTTGATGGAGCGAGCAATAGCAGCTAAGAGAAAAGAATTAGATAAGAAGTGATATGAGTGTTTAAACCATTAATCGATTCATATTCAGCGGTTCTGAAAAAGTTCAAAGGAAAAGACATAGGTGCAACTATTAATGAAGAAGTGAACATCGAACGTTTGAAGACGATGTACGACGGATATGATGGCGATCGGATTATTGAAGTTCGATTTATTGATCCACGTCGATTTACTGTGCAGCAACGAAACTTCATCTATGCACTCATAGGCGATATTTTCATCGATACAGGCATGCCAACGGACTTCTGGAAGGAATTCTTCTACTTCCGTTTTGAAGGCGTCACAGGGCGCAAAATAAGCCTCAAAGACGAATCGAATACAACTGTGAGTGATGCTAATGTCTTAGCAAATATCATCTTAGATTTCATCTTTGAACATCATATTCCTTTCAAAGAAGGCTATGAGATTTTACCAGCGAATCAAGAATATTACTTCTACAAATGCATTACAAAAAGAGTCTGCTGCATCTGTGGCAAAACAGGAGCTGACATCGATCACTTTGACAAAGCGCTAGGAAGACGAAAGCGCAAAGAAGTTGATCATTCAGAGTACACATTTGCAGCACTCTGCAGAATCCATCACACAGAGAAACACAAAATAGGTGTGATCAATTTTAAAAATAAATATCAAATCAAAGGAATCAAGTTAAACCAGGAAACAATTAAGAAACTTAGAATAGGAGGGTAAAAAATATTGTCTGACAACAAACGCTACTACTATTTAAAACTAAAAGAGAATTTTTTCGATAGTGACGAGATGGTTCTCTTAGAAAGTATGCCAGATGGCTATATTTATTCTAATATTCTTCTCAAACTTTATTTAAGAAGTCTAAAACACGAAGGTAAGTTGATGTTTAATGACAGGATTCCATTTAACTCTACAATGCTCGCAACTATTACAAGACATTCTGTAGGAGTCGTAGAAAAAGCGGTACAAATTTTCCGTGATTTGCAGCTTATTGACGTATTAGATAACGGAGCAATTTATATGTCTGATATACAAAGCTTCATTGGAAAATCCTCAACTGAAGCAGATAGAAAAAGAGAATACAGAAAGAAAATAGAAGAGGCAAAACGGAATTTAATAACTGGAGGACAAGTGTCGGACAAATGTCCAGACAAAACTACACCAGAGTTAGAGATAGAGATAGAGAAAGATATAGAGAAAGATATAGATAAAGAAGAAAAGAAAGGTAAGTATTCTGACGAACACTTACGCCTTGCTAAAAAGTTGCAAAGTAATTTAACTGAAGATTTTCCAAAAGAAATGAATAAAGTAGATATCGAAAAATGGGCAGACACAATCAGGTTGATGGAAGAAAGAGATAAAGCGTCTATAGAAGCGATTGAGTATGTGATCAATTGGCTACCTACAAATGAATTTTGGTTTGGAAATATTAGAAGTGCTAAGAAATTGAGAGAAAAATTTGAGAAGCTCAAATTCGAAATCAAAGCAGATAAGAAGAATCATAAAAAGCAAAGTCAAAAACTACAGTACAGCAATCCTAGTGAATATGACGACTTGCCAATTTAAAAAGGAGATGCATCACATGGAAAGCCTAGCAAATGCTATGGAGAAGCTAATAAGAAGAGTATTAGTGCAAAGCGGAAAATGTCCAGAATGTAGCGAACCTTTGTATAGTTGGCGAGCTAAAAATAAGGATGGTTCAGAACGTTGTAAACCAACATGCATGAGTTGTGGTTATAAAGCGTTACGTGTGAAAGAGGATATACAGACCGAACGGATATATAACGACAGCTTAAAAGCACGAGCGTTGAGTTTTTTTCAAAATGGTTCGGTATTAACAGATAAAACTTTGTTTAAATGCAAAATGGAGAATTATCACGTAGTGGACCAAGAAACGAAAATTGCTTTAGAAAGAGCTAAAAGCTTTGTAAATGATGTCTTACTGAACCATCCTGCACATTTCATTCTATCAGGGAAATCAGGAAGCGGAAAAAGCCACTTGTCAATGGCGACAGCTTGGGAAATACTTGAGCGCTCAAATTATGACAAGAAAATACTTTTTATAAGCTATCAAGAGTTATTAGAGCAAATAAAGTTTTCTTATAACAATGCTGAACTGAGAAAAGAAATTGAAGGATCGCTTATAGCCGATATCAAAACAACTGATTTGGTGGTTTTTGACGATATTGGAGCTGAATTAGGTAGCGGGGTATCAAATAGTAGGCAGTTTACAAACAACACGTTAAACACGCTCTTAGAAGCCAGACAGAACAAGGCAACGATCATCACAACAAACTTATCTGGTCCTGAACTAAGAGAAGCCTACGGCGAAAGAATTGTTTCTAGGATATTTAAGAATTCAGAAGGTTATGCGCTGAAATTCCAACAAACAGCAGACAAGCGCATAAAACCAGTGAAAGGTAGTATCGCATGAATAAATACCGTAATAAAAAAACTGTTCATCGAGGTATCAAGTTTGATTCTATCGCGGAAGCAGAGTATTACGATCTAGCCTTGTGGCAAGCTGAAGCGAATGGCTGGAAAGTAAAACTTCAGGAAAGATTTGAGCTGATGCCGAAATTTGAACTAGACGGAAAGAAGTATCGCAAGATCGAGTATATTCCCGACTTCACATTTTATAAAAACGGCAAACTTGTCAAAGTCGTAGATGTCAAAGGAATGCAGACAAAAGACTTTAAGATCAAGGCAAAGTTGTTCTGTCATCAATATCAAGTGCCGTTGATATTAGCCAAAAAATATCGGAATACGTTCAAGGAAGAGCGTTTTTAACGAGGTGGTCCATCATGACAACAGAAGAAGTGATTCAAATGCGTATTCGAAGCCTTCAGCGTGAGATTGACGATCTGGAGCGAACAAAGGCAGTGATGGTCAATGAAACGGCGAAGAAGGCAATCGATTTACACATAGTGAATTTAAGAAGGGAAATTCGTAGATTGGAGGAATGAGCGTGGATAAGAAAGCAGCAATGAAACGAATCATTGAACTGACACATTCTGAGAATTGGCAAGAAGACAAAGAAATAGTTGCAGAAGTCCAAAAGCTTGGTAAATCAATGTGGGCTGAAAAGTCTAAACGGAAAACGCCGAGAAAAATTGCAATCTGGCATGGTGATCGAATTCTAGTAACAGGTACTGCTGAACAGTTATCTGAAATTACTGGATTAAGCAAAAACATTATCTGGGATAGAGCTAGGAGCTTATGGATTGATTCAAAAGGACGACAATTTAGGTATGTGGAGGAGAAATAATGGATCTCATTACACAATACAGTGACATCATCCTCAAGAAAATCATGATGAAGATTCAGAAAGATAAAAAATCAAAAGAACGAGCGGAATTAGTTAAGTTAGAAATGGCTGAAACAGGATCAGGAGTTCGAACATCGAGGCATTGGAAAGCAGCAGCAAACGTTGAATTTTATCACAACGAAATTCAAAAAGGGTTCGATCAGATGCGTGAGCTGGATCGGCAAACAAATTGGAGCAAGAAACTTCATCAAGATCGTTTCAAATTTGTAGAAAAGTATAGAGAGATATTAGACGAATACATGGAGGAAGCGGAATGAACACCAGACACCGCAGAGTAGCAAAACTAAGAAAACAGGAACTGGATGCACTAAAGGCAAAGTTTGAAAAAGAATACGGAGTTTCAGTAGAAGAAGCATATAAAGTAGTAAGTCAGTGTGTTGCTGATGCGAGTGAGACTATTCGTAAGTTTGGGATTTCGATATTAAATGATGATCGTAAATGGGAGGCAGAAAGATGAAACTAAAAGACGGATTTTACGCTAGTAGTCATGGTATCGGCGGTTTAATGCTAGATATGCCGACAAAGAACCCTAAAACACGTAAGAAACCAAAATTCAAAGTCGGTGACATGGTTCGCTGCGAAGCAGAAGGATTCATCTATCCATTTCGTGGATATGTAGAACATCTCTATAATCACTCAGCAATCATTCGCATTGAAAACACGATGAAATGTGACAAGTGGTTAGCGAAAAGCAAAGAGAATTTAGCAGTGGTGAGATTGGTGGATATTGAACTAATCAATGACAAATAAAAAAGCCGGATCGCTCCGACTGATGTAATAAATCCGACAAGTTTATTATATCACATAAAAGGAGCGGTTTGACTTGATGCACTGGTTACGAGAGGTAGATTTCAAACAGACAAGATGTAATGCGAGAGATGTGCTGAAGAACTTTCGGCGTTTGGAGCGGATGGCAGGTCGCTCTTTGATAGATATTAAGTCTCCTATCATAACCGATATGCCGAAGGCACCGAAGCACGGCAATAAGGCAGAGGACGCGATCATTCAGATGATGGATATAGAAGCGGAGAGAGACGCGATTTTAGCGGCTTTGATGGCTCTTAGTCTGATTAGCCGTCAGATACTCTATTACAGCTTCTGTGACGTAAACAAGCACTCTAATTATGAAATAGGGCAATTGATACGAGGATACGGAGAGAAGAATGTAGAGAAGCTGAAATCCATTGCATTGATCGAATTTGCTGAAGCATACAAAAAAGGCGTATTAGTTAAGTATCGTTGATTTTGTAGGGTTTTTGTAGGGATAATGTAGGGTTTTTGAGTGTTTTAACGTGATATTATGGTAGTGTCGAAAGATTAGTGATAGGTCTAAGACAAAATAATAATAAAAGGAACATCGTTTTATTATTGTTTCACAATTAAGCTTCGATAGACAGCAACGGAAATATTAATAATAAGGATGTGAATTTTAACTCCTTCTAAATTGTTCTTATTATCTATCATCCGTTGCTGTCTATTAATTTATGTGTTGGAGGGTATATAAAATGAAATTATCAGTTGAAGGCACTCCAGAAGAAATAAAAGAGTTGCTCCAAGCTAATCAAGGTAGCGAGGAGCATGGCTTTTTGATTATTGATTATCAGAAGATTGGTTATCATTTGAATGAAGCCATTCATGATATTCACGTAAATAATGAAGTGTGATTTGCATACTCATTGTTACGGAATATGTTGCTAAATCTTTAATGGGAATCGCGTTACTATTTTCTGTAAAAGACTTTGTAAGACTATTTGCTAAATTTTCATAATATTTTTTGTCGAATTGATTTACAAATTCATCGAATGATTTTTCCATGAGGAATACCTTCTTATAAATTATTTCAGCGGACCACTCGCTGATAACTAAAATTATACGCTTAGTATTTATTTTCACAATATTAATTTGTCACTGTGGCGGAAAGGGTAGACGCTTAAAAATAAGGTCAATACGTCGAGGGATAGCCTTAACGTTTTATGATTTGACCATGCAAGGTTCGATTCCTTGCCAGTGACATTAAATGCCTATGACGGTTACGACTACCGAAAAAAGATCGTTAAGAAGCTATACGGTGCTACGTACGGCAATGTAGTAAGTGTGCTATCTGTACACCACCAAGCTTCGGTCACTGTGGCGGAAGTAGAAGACGCAGCGGTAAATGGCGAGTAGCCTCGTGAGAGCCTGGTAAGTTCTCGTGTGTGGTGCGATTCCACTCCAGTGACTTTGGGTTTGCGGTACAAGATCCCGAAAGTAAAACCGTTAGCAACCAAGGGATGTGGCAGTGGTGAGGTGCAGGAAGTATCAGACTTGTCTGTGTGTAGGTTGCTTTAATTTGAATGAACCCCGCACACCTCTTAACAATGTGTCCCAAGCGGGGACGTACATATTAGATCACTCATTGAGTGGTCTTTTTATTTTAAAAAAGAGAGGATTTTGAAAAATGGAATTGATTGTATTTACTAATAACGGACAAACATATCATTTTTATGAAGTGGAGAATTTTAAGCCAACAACAACAGGATTTAGTTTTATTTATACTGGGAAGGCTACGGGAGTTACTCGTTCAGCTACGTTTAACAATACATCAACAGCTGGTTATGCGCTTGCGGAGGTACAAAATGAATAATGAAAAATTTATTGCCAAATGCAAAAAACTGGTAGCTGACTATGCAAATGAAAACTTTGATAAAACAGATCAAACGCAGATTACGATGGACAATGTATTTGTTGTATGGTCATGTAAAACACTCCAAAACAATAAAGCATTATTGAGCACTACTGTTTCAGACGGAATGTATTATGAGCTAACGTATAACGGTGATAAATCAGAAATCTATTTTGATGCCTACAAAAAATGGGAAAACAAAGCGATTAAAGTCTAGCAGGTGCTAGGCTTTTTCTTTACATAAGGGAGGAATGATCTCATGAAACAATATACCGCTAAAGATTTCGAGGAAATGAAGCAATTAAAGAAGGACTATGAAGAAGTTGATATGGAGCTAACTGTTGGAGTCATTCAACGAAGACTGCGGGTCGGATTAGAGACAGCAAAGGCTATTTACAATGATCTAAACGCTATTGAAGAGAAGAATGGCTAATGAGAAACTACTGGTATGTATCACTAACTAATGAATATCCTCGAACCATTGATGATTGTTCAGTGCGTGTTGTGCGTTCTGTACAAATCAAAGGGAAGTACTCTATTGTCGAAATGCTAAGAGAAGCTACACCAAACGAAGTAGATAAATGCAAGCTGATATATTGCGGTCATGGTTATTGGAAAGACGAGTATATCCAATACAACATAGAGAGGTGGATAGATAGATGAGTTACCTCGAACATTTGAAACGTTGCTACATGCATTCTAAGAATAAACTTCCTGACAGCTACACAAAAGAAGAAATTGTCCTTCACGTGCTAAAGACAGAAAGCAGTCATACGAATACCTACGCGGATACATACAGCAAGGCAGAGCAGATGGAAGGCTGGACAAGGTTCTTTGGTTGGGTACACGAGAATGCCTAAAAGGAAATGCTCGGTCGCTTGGTGTCGTGAGTATGTAGACTTGCCCGAAAGATATTGCGAGAAACACAAAGGCAATGCAGACAAGACGTATAACAGAGAAGTAAGACACAACAAGGAGAACATGAAGTATGCTCGCTTCTATGCTTCAAGCCAATGGAAGAAGCTAAGACGTAGCAAGCTGGCAGACCAACCACTATGTGAGGAGTGTTTGAGAAATGGGAAAATAACCAGTGCTACGATAGTCCATCACAAAACGGAAGTAAAAGAAGATTGGGATAAAAGGTTAGACTACGATACGTTAGAAAGTATTTGCCAGTCGTGCCACAACAAAGAGCATAAAAAGGCATATAACCTTAAAAGACTCTAATTTGCGTTCTAAGGCGTTTCACCTAAAGTGTATATAAATATATACTAAATAATAGTTTTGATAAAAAATAAGCCCCCCTATGTCGCTAGAACGAAGAAAATCGATGCCCTCCCTTCTCGAAAAAAAATTCCCTTTAGAAAATTTGTAAAATAGATAGGAGTGATGAAATGAGCAAAGGTAGGCCGAAGAAATTGCTTAACGCAAGCAAAAAGAATTACACAAAAGAAGAAATTGAAGCTAAAAAAGCCGAAGAAGAAAAGCTATACAACTATCCAAGACTGGACTTTTCAAATTATCCGGTCGGGCTTTTGAAAGAAGCACAAAAAGAGTGGAATAGAATCTCTCGCTACATTCAGGACTTGCCTATTTCAGAACTAGACCAACAAACAATGATTCGCTACTGCAACTATTCATACTTATACGACAAAGCAAGCAAAGAGTTAGACGAACAAGGCTTTTTGATCGATGGTCGTAAAAATCCTTTAATCGATACTGTCAATTCATTCTCGAAAGAACTAAAAACAGCCACTAATGATTTAGGGCTGACAATCAACTCTCGGTTAAAGATCGTTAATCCTCAAGAGTTAGAGAAAGAGCCTGACGACCCTTTTGCTGAAATGATGAACGAAGTTGATAGTGATGATTGATCACGTTCAAAAATACATTGATGAAGTAGAAAATGGGAATATCTTAGTCTGTGAGAAGATACAGATGGCAATTGATAGACACAAAAAGGATATCGAGAGGTCAAAGCGAGATGACTTTCCTTACTACTACGAACCAAAATACACTCAAAATATTGTAAAATTCATTTCAATGCTTCCAGATCCTAAGAGTGGCAAGCCTAATAAGTTGGCACTATTCCAGAAATTCATTTTAGGCATGCTGTGGGGCTGGCGAAGAAAGAAAGACAATACCAAGCGCTTCAGAAAAGCCTATCTTTCGCTAGCACGTAAGCAAGGAAAATCGTTGATTGTTTCAGGGATTGCGCTGTACTGTCTAATTTACGAACGAAATCCACGACAAGCAAGACAGATATACGCTACTGCTAACAAACGAGATCAAGCGAAAATCGTTTTCACTATGGTTAAGTCACAACTAAAAGCCTTACGTGGAAAAAGTAAAGCAATCCAGAAATTTACAAAGGTTCTACAAAACGAGCTTACTACGACAGATGATTCATTTATGAAACCACTGTCTGCTGATGCAGATACATTGGACGGTCTCGATACATTATTGGGTATTTTTGATGAGTATGCCCTGTCTAAAACAACGGAAATGATGGATGTTATCGAAACGTCAATGGGGCAACAAATCGAACCGCTAACGATTATCATTTCAACGGCTTCAAGCAAACTAAACTATCCAATGTACTCGATAGAGTATCAGTATGTAACGAAGTTGCTAAAAGAAGAAGTGGTAGGCGATGAGTATTTAGCGCTATGTTGGGAACAGGACAATGCTAAAGAAGTAGCGGACACTGACATGTGGATAAAGTCCAACCCATTAATGGAACTATCAGAACAAAAAGAACGACTAACTGAAAACAAAAAACGACTTTTAGGCGAAGGAAAAGCAAAAGGAAGTATATCAAACGTTCTTACTAAAGAATTCAACATATGGGTTCAATCTTCACAAGAAAGTTATATGAGCGAAGAAGAGTGGACTTCTGCCATTGCTCCTGATTACATCAAACAAACGGACTTAACAGGGCGTGAGATTTACATCGGTGTCGATTTGTCACGAGTGAATGACTTAACTTCTATTTCGTGGGTCATTCCAATCAGAGAAGAAAGTAAGTTTTTTGTTGATAGCTATTCCTTTGTAGCCAATCGCGGCGGAATTGAAGCAAAAGAAAAAGAAGACAAAACACCATACCGACAATATGAGCAAGCAGGATATTGCACGATTAGTAGTAGTCCAGACGGATTGATTGACTATCACGATTTAGTCAATTGGCTTACTGATTTCATCGAAAGTAATAACTTTGAGCTAAAAGGTATCTTTTACGATCCGTATAATGCTGGTAATGTTATTACTGATCTATCGAAATTCTACGAGAAAGAAATGATTGAAGTGCGACAAGGACTGATAACTTTGAATGTTCCGACAAAACAATTTAGAACGGACGTTATTAAAGGAAAAACAGTTCATTCAAACAATCCACTGCTTAACAGAGCAATCAGAAACGCAATCACCAAAGAAAACAACGATACAATCATGATTGATAAGGCAATGAATCGAAATAAGATTGATCCTTTAGATGCGTTGATTAATGCTTACACGCAGGCAATGTACCATGATTTTGATGAAGAAGATATCAATGAATTGATTGAAAGGGGCGAGTATGGCTTTGGATGGTAACAAGTTAAGACTAATCGTGATTATTTTGTATGTTTTAGGGCTAGTTTCATTCATAGCCGCAGCTTTTTTGTTTAACCAGATTATCGGATTCCTGACGGTGGGCATTAGTTTAATGCTTACCGTTTTTATTTTGGTTCGAGAATCAGAATTATAGCTGAAAGGAGGTGGGATAAATGGGTTTATTTTTCCAAACGGAAAAACGTAGCTTGTCCAGTCGTTCGAGTACAATGCTCGACTTCATTTCAACTGTAAATGGGAACACGACCATCAACTTTGACGGAGAAACGGCACTAGAACAGTCTGATGTGTTTACAGCGGTAAAGATATTGGCTGGAGATATTGCCGCCAGCAAGTTCAAGTTTTCCGATAATAAGCAAGCAGACATTCGAAAGTTAGACATGTTGAACAAGTGCCCAAACGCAAGTATGACACCATATTCTTTCATGTTTGCTATCACGGCTCAAATGCTTTTGTCAGGGAATGCTTTTGCGATCATTCATGAAAATAGCTTAGAGTTTGCTAAACCGTCACAAGTCGTCGTTTACGAAGATTTAGAGACAGGTATGTTGCGGTATGAGTACACAAACAAAGCAGGAAATTTGTACCGTGTTGATTCTAGCGAGATGTTGCACTTCAAATATATAACTGTAGACGGAAAAACCGGTATCAGTCCATTGGATGCACTCAAAACAGAACTTTCCATGCTCGACAATGGGAACAAAATGCTAAGTTCCTTCTTCAAGAAGGGGATTCAAGCAGGCGGAGTTTTGAAGCTCAATAAAGGTACGCTGAATAACAAGGCTAAAAAGCAAATTAAGCAAGACTTTGAAGAAGTAAACAGCGGTGCTTCAAACGCTAATAGCGTAATTGTTTTGGACGATACACAGGAATTCAAACAATTTGAGCTAAATACGGATATTTTGAAGATGATTCAAAACAACGTGTACTCGACAAAACAAATTGCTAAAGCATTCGGCATTCCTTTGTCACGTTTTGGTATGGAGTTAGTCAATACCAAAGACGATTCGGCTAACGATTCCTACGTTTCTAGTACGCTTAGGGCAGTCTCACAGATGATTACAGACGAGTTAGCAATCAAGTTAGGTATTAATGTAGAACTTGACTTCTCTACGCTTACAGGGCAAGACAAGGCTTCTAGGATGAATAAAGCAATGGAAGATGGCAACGGTGGAGACGGTTATCTACTGATTAATGAGGTCAGAGATTATTACGGATTGCCAAGCATTCCTAATGGAGATGTTTTGTACACGAAAACCACAGCGAAAGGGGGTGGGAATAGTGGAAATGGAAATTCGGAGTTTAGCGGAAATCCAGTCAACGGACAATCGAACGATTGAGGGCTACGCAATGAAATTCAATTCGTTGAGCAGAGACCTTGGCGGGTTCAAAGAAATAATTTCGCCACAAGCGTTGGATACGACCGATTTATCAGATGTTCGCTGTTTTGTCGATCATGATTCAAGTATGGTTTTAGGAAGAACGTCATCGCAAACGCTAGAGTTGGAAGTGGATGACGTAGGACTTCATTTCAGATGTCAACTGCCAAATACTTCTTACGCCAACGATTTGTACGAATCCATAAAACGTGGTGATATCAACGAATGTTCGTTCGGTTTTGCCGTAAAGGATGATTCTCAAACGTGGGAAAATCAAGATGGAATGTATATCCGCAATCTAAATAAGATCGATGAATTATTCGAAATATCGATTGTTTCGATTCCAGCTTACGAAGGAACGGATGCAGTCTTAGCGCAACGATCATTGAAACGAGTAATCAATGAAAAAGAAAAACGAAAATTAGAGATAGAACTAGAGCTTCTAAATTACTAGAGGTTCTTTTTTTATACAAAAAAATAAGGAGTGAACACATTGGATATTGAGAAATTGAAAGAACAAGCGCAACAGGCGCTGGATTCAGGCGATTTAGAGACAGCTAAGGACTTATTAGCAAAAATCAAAGAAGCAAAAGAATCGAAAGAAACAGACGACCAATTGAAAAAAGATTTAGCCGATGAATTGAAAGAGTTGGACGAAGAAACAAAAGCAACTGAAATTCAAGAAGCTAAACCTAAAGAACAACAAGCACAACCAGAAAAACAAGAAAGTACAGAACCAACAAGCAACACAAATCCGATCGACAAAAAAGACAAAGAGGAGAAAAGATCAATGGAAGTTATCCTAAACGACAAAAAAGAAACATACACACGCTCAATCAATCAATTCATTCGTACAAAAGGAGAAAAACGCGACGGATTGACAACAGTCGGAGCAGAAGCAGTTATTCCAGTTGACCGTATCACTAAACCAGAAAAACAACCCGAAACAGTTGTCGACTTACGTCAACACGTAGGACGTGTGCCAGTAACAACAGGTACAGGATCATATCCAATTTTGAGAGCTAACAAAAATAAAATGACCTCTGTGGCTGAATTGATTAAAAACCCAGAGTTAGCTAAACCTGAATTTACAAAAGTAAACTACGAAATTGCCACTTACCGTGGATACATTCCAGTTTCTCAAGAAGCATTAGACGATTCCGATATCGATCTAGGCGGTTTGGTCGCTGAACATATCCAACGCCAATCTTTGAATACTTCTAACGCTGAAATCGCTAAAAAATTACAAACAGCAACAGCGAAAACAGTGACTGATATTGATGGTTTGAAAGATATTGTAAATGTAACGATTGACCCAGCTTACAACGTCAAATTCATTGCTTCTCAAAGCTTCTTCAACGAGTTAGACAAAATGAAAGACAATGACGGACGTTACTTGTTACAACAAGACGTTACAGTTGCTTCGGGTTACAAACTATTAGGGCGTGAAGTTGTTGTAATGGCTGATGATGTTATTGGTACTGCTGCAGGCAATAAGGTAGCATTCGTGGGCGACCCTTCACTTTTTGTTAAATTCTTTGACCGTCAACAAGCTTCAGTACGTTGGGTAGACAATGATGTATATGGTCAACTATTAGCTGGCTTTGTTCGTTTCGATGTTGAAGTAGCCGACACTGCTGCAGGCTTTTACGTAACACTGGGCCCAAAAGCATAGACCCATCCGGCGTAACGTTAAACAAAACAACGACTACGCTTGCGGTGGGGGTATCAGAAACACTGTCAGCGACTGTCTTGCCAGCTGGCGCAACGGACAAATCGGTTAAATACAGTTCTAGCGATGAGAAAATTGCCACAGTAACGCCGGTTCAAGGCAAAATCACAGGTATTGCAGCTGGTACAGCAACAATCACTGCAACAACTGCAAACGAAAAAACTGCGGTGTGTGAAGTTACCGTAACTGCTGAATAGGCGGTGAGTAAATGGAATTAAGCGAGTTGAAAAACTTTTTGCGAGTGGATCATGACTTGGATGATGATTTACTCGCAATGCTCCAAAAAACAGCAGAAGAATTCATTTTAGGCTCGATTGAGGTAGAAATGACTGCTAATAAACGCTTTGATTACGCTGTGACGTTGCTTGTTTCTAACTGGTACGAAAACAGAGTAGGTACTTCTACGCAGGCGCTGAATGAAATTCCGTTTGGAGTGACTGCTTTGATTCATCAGTTGAGGGGGTTAGATCATGGCGTTAATACAGACGAGTGACCTAAGTCAACGTATTGACTTTATAAAGGATACGATAGTCAAGGACGAGGACGGCCAGCTGGTCACCACACCTGAGACTGTTTTTTCATGTTGGGCTTGTGTTCAAACACAACGCTTGAGCGATGTCAAAGCTTCAATCGGGACGGTTCTTGAGGGGACGTTAACGTTTATTATCCGCTATCAGCAAAAAGTAGAACTCGAAAACGACATGAAAGTGCGTTGGAAAGGCAAAACTTTTGAGATTATCACGATCACCAAAGGAGAGTTTGCCAAAGATTTCACCACTGTCATTGCGAAAGAGGTTCAAAAATGAGTGTAGAAGTCGATGCAACCGAAGTGTACAAAGCGCTTAGGGAAGTAAAAGCAAACGTTCAACGAGTGGAAAGCCCAGCACTTAGAAAAGCTGGGGAGTACGCTCAAGAAAAGTTACGACAAAACACACCTTACTGGGATGGAACGAAGTCAAACGGTAAACGTGGTTCGTATATGCAAGAACATGCTAAGAACCATGTGGTTACAAGCTCGGTAAAAAACGGATTGATAGAAGTCGGCTATGACAAAGATGTTTCTTGGCGGATGCACTTTATCGAGTTCGGAACAATCAAACAACGTCCAAAAGGTTTCGTACAAAAAACACAAAAGCAAATCGAAAAACAAGTAACACAAATCATTGCTGACGAAGTAAAAAGGAGGCTAGGACTTTGAAAACGGCAGTATCACAAGTCTATTCAATTCTGAATAGCAATGAAAAAACAAAGAACATTGATTTTTACACCAATAGTGTTCCGGAATCAGCTCAAACAGTACCTAGCCTTCCAGTTGGCAGAATTACAGAGATATCCGGCAACTATGAAGATTTTGCAAGCAACAATCCTTTGACCATTCAATTTAACGTACAGGTAGATGTATGGGTGTCAACCATGAAAGAGGTTGATGCCTTTTATTTTGCCCTTGATGAGGTTATGAGGGGGAATGGTTGGCAATGCGCATACACGGAACAAACAGATGACGAGGACTTGGAAGGTGCAAAGCGGATTATCAAACGATATGTAGCAAATATTTCACTAAATTAAAAGGAGAGAAAATAGATGGCAACAGTAGGATTTGAGAGCGTCATTTTTGGCGTAAAAACAGGTGTAGGCGGCACTCTAAAAGAATTAGTAGCAGATAAGTCGAAAGGCGGAGCGATCGAAGCTAAAATCACTGGATTAGGCGCAACTTCTAACACGACATACGCTTCAAACGTACCATTCTTCATTGCAAGTAAAGGGGTTTCGTCGCCAAAAGTTACGCTTGACGTGGCAGACTTAATGGATAACGGCATTTACAGCGAAATCATTGGTGCTAAAACCGTGGAAGGTGCAAATGTAATTGGTTCAGAAACTGAAGCGCCTTACGTGTCGGTAGTCATGGTTACAGCGAACAAAGAAGGAAAACGCTTATTCATGGGATTGACAAAAGGAAAATTCAGTCATCCAGATATCGACATGAAAACAGCTGAAGACAAAGGGGTAGAATTGCAAACCGATTCTATCGAAGGGGAATTCATTTCTGATGAACGTGGCTATGTATACTTAACAGCCGTAGAGTCAGAAACGATGACTCTGGATGCATTCAAGAACTTGGTAAATAACAAAGCGGTGGAGTAGTTAACCCTGCATCTGCACCAATGACAGATACAGGGACACCAAAAGAACCAGAACCAAAAATTGATACACAAGGTTAGCCATTTTTGGCTAGCCTTATTTTTTGTAAAAACAAGGAGGAAAACAAATGATTGAATTGCAATTGAAACTTGACGGAAAGAAAAAAACATTCAAACAACAAGATATTTCCGCACGTGCAATGCGTGAGTGTATCAAATTTTACGAGAAAGCGGAAAAAGCAGACCTAACTGATTTAGAAGCAATTGATTCAATGATTGCAATTACAGCAGATATTTTCCAAGATCCAGCAGTTACATTTGATGCTATTTTAGACGGTTTGACTGCGAGCGAGTTAGTACCGGCATTAGAAAGTGTTTTTGAACAAATCAATGAACTGGGAAACAATGAAAAAAAGCAGATGGCGAGCAAAAAGAGATAAGTTTTTCTGAAGCTAGGAAAGCAATGGATCAAATCTACAAAGATTTAATCGAAGCAGGTTGGACGATGAGAGATGTGGACGAAGCCGACTATCATTATTTGTTACACCTTTTTGGAGAAGTGGAGAGTGGCGAAGAATATGTAGATGGTGCTGATTTCATCAAACAATTTTTATCGGCTGAAGACTTGGTAAAACTTGAGGAAGGAGGTAAATAATGGCAGGAAAAGGACAACCGGCAGGAAATATCAAGCTAGGGATTAGTTTAGATAGCACTAGTTTTGGTAACACGCTGGACGAAATCAATGCGAAAGTCAAACAAGCTGAGTCGAATATGCGTGCCAATCTAAAGGCTTATGATTCAGCAGGACGTTCATACGAAGCACTTAGTCAAAAGACGAAAGACTTGTCTACGGTTATGGAAGGGCAAAACGCCAAAGTAAGAGAATTAACAAAGCGCCGTGATGAAGCGATTAGCAAGTATGGCGAGGAATCGAAACAAGTTGCTAACCTTAACACACAGATAAACAATGCTACCGCAAAATATAATGCTTACAGTCGCCAGTTGAACGACACAAAAAAAGAATTGGTGTATTCCAAAACAGCCGTCAATGATTTATCTAATGAAATCAAAGAAAATGAACGACAAATGAACGCCGAAGTAAAAGCGTTGAAAGCCGCTGGTGATGAATCTGGTGCGTTTGAAGCAAAACAAAAAGGGCTAGCCAAACAAACGGAATTATCCGAGAAAGCTATCGAAGAACAGCGCAAAGTTGTGAAACTGATGGCTGATGAGTTTGGCGATTCAGCAAATGAAACCGAAGATGCAAAAAGGGCATTAGAAAAGTTAGAACGACAAAGCCAAATATCTAGCAGGCAATTAGAAGGGGTAACTAACGCACTATCTGAGTTGAAAAGAGAAGCCTCTAATGTAGATGATAAAGTAGATAAAGCGGGAGACTCACTAGAAGAAGCTGGTAAACAAGGTAATAAAGCAGAAGATGGTTTCAAGAGTGCTACTAAAGAATTTAGTGCATTGGCTACAGGGTTAGCTGTTTCTATATCTACAAAAGCACTGGATATGGCGATTGCCGCTGCAGACGCATTGAAAGAATCATTTAATGAAGTAGTAGAAGCCTCAAATACTTTTCAGGGTAAAATGGGAATCACGAAAGGTGAATCTAAACAATTCCTAACTTTTGCGAATGAGTTAGTAAAATCAGGAATGGTAGATACCTTGGAAGAAGCTCAAGAGGCAATCACCCAAGTCTACCAAACAGCTGGTAAAAAAGTTACGCCAGAAGGATTGAAACAATTAACCAAATACGCTATTACATTCAGTAAAACATTTGATACAGATGTAAATGAAACCATGCGTGGTGCATCGCGTATGATGGAAAACTTTGGAATTAGTGCTGAAGAAGCGTTTGATTTACTGACTGCGGGTGCACAAAATGGATTGAATCAATCAAACGAGTTAGCGGACAATATGGCTGAGTATTCTCAATTGTTTGGTCAAATGGGGTTTACAGCAGATGAAACATTTAGTTTACTTGAAGCTGGGTTAGATGGTGGAGCATATAACTTGGACAAAGTAAATGATTTAATCAAAGAAATGGGTATATCCTTAACAGACGGACGTTTTGAAGAAAACGCAGATATGTTCAGCGAATCAACAAGGAACTTATTTAATGAGTGGAAAAACGGCAAAGCTACTCAGGGTGAAGTAGTCAAGGGTATGATGAATGACTTTGCGAATATGGAAGGTGGATATGATGCCCTAAACAGAGCAGGTACAGTATGGTCTGCTCTAGGTGAAGATAATTCACTTAAAGTTATCAAAGCTATGGCAGGTGCTAGTACTTCCTTTGGTGAAACTAAGGGTAGTGCAGAAGACTTGAATAACACCATGACTAATACTACAGCCTGGGAAGCATTCACTAATGGAGTAAAAGGAACGGTCAACTCAATAGCCATCTGGGCACAAGAGTTCACTGGTGGGATGACAGAACCAATTGAGAATTTCTTTAATAATACATTACCTAATGCGATGAAGACACTAGATTTCTTTTTCTTTTTTGTTAGTAACTTCATCTCAAACTTAAAAGATATTATTGGTAAAATGTGGTCTGGACAGGACACAGTAAGTGACCAACACATTTTAAACATGATGGGGTTCAGTTGGGAAAGTATCTGGGCGTTAGATGATTTCATCACACAAGTTAAGGAGAAGGGTGAAGTATTAACCCAGTATATTAAAGGTTTCTGGCAGTTGTTTACTGGTGATGAAGCTACCCAAATGCAAGGGTACTCCTTACTCCGTTCATTAGGAATGAGTCAAGAAGATATAAAAGCACTAGAAACAGCTAAAGAAAATATTAAGACGGCTTTTGATTCTGTAAAAGAGGTAATAATAAGACTCCTTGAAGATGGTTTGGATAAAATGATTCAAGCATGGAAAGACTTAGTTCAGATTTGGGAGGAAGTTATAGCACCTGATTTGCTACCTCTGTTTCAACAGTTCAGTGGCTGGCTCAGTCGTATCACAGGTGATTTATCAGTCATTACTGGGGCACTAGACAGGTTTGGTGGATCAGGAAAACACAATAGCGATGTTATTATTGAAGCATTCAATATACTATGGGACGCACTGAAATTAAAACTTGGGCTCATCATGGCAACAATAGAAACAACCATGATTATTATCTCTAGTACAATCAAGATTTGGACGGATATTTTTAAAGGTGACTGGGGTAAGGCTTGGGAAGAAATCAAACAAATGTATCAGCGTATTGGTAATGCCATCTGGCAAAACATCAAAGACACGTTCCTAGGTAAAATTCTAGCAACTATTTGGAATTTCTTTGAAGAAAACAAAAAGGTTTTCCAAGCAATTTGGGATACAGCCACAGGTATAATGCTTGGGCTACCAACATTCATTTTTGATATCTTTACAAAAATTCCACAGAAAATGGTTGAAGCTATCAGAAACGGCAAAAATCCAGTAGTAGCCGCATTTAAAGAAGTATTCAACGCAGCACTTAAAGCGATAGGTAACCCAGTTAACGCAATCATCCATGGAGCTTCATGGGTACTAGAAAAACTGGGTGCTGACAAACTCGAAGAATGGAAAGTGCCACAATACGCAAAAGGAACACCAAACGGAGGTCATCCGGGCGGGCCTATGATGGTAAATGACGGTAGAGGTGCTGAAGCGGTAATCACACCTAACGGACAAGCATTTATCCCACGAGGGCGAAATGTAGTGTTGAATGCACCAAAAGGCACACACGTTCTAACAGCTGAAGAAACGGCTTATATGACTGGAAACAAAGCACCAAGATATAGATACGCCAAAGGTACAGGCTTTTTCGGAAATCTATGGAACAACGTCAAAGGATTTGCTGGAGATGTTGGAAACAAGCTGAAAGATGTAGTCGGCGATGTATGGGATTTTGTAACAGACCCGGGAGCGTTGGCTAGGAAAGTGTTAAATGGTCTTGGCGTACTGGAAGGGCTTGTCAAATATCCTTTAGATGTTGGTAAAGGTATTCTAAGCAAGGCTACCGAAGCATTGACGAACAAAATCACAGAACTATTCAGCAGTGGCAGTTTAGACACTTCAATGGGCATGCAAGGCGTTTACAAATACTTGGCGGACGTTGCAGTTGCAGTAATGAAGAAGTTTCCAGGCTTTGTGGCAACTAGTGGGTATAGACCAGGTGACCCCTATTCGCATGGTAAACGTAATGCCATTGATATTGCACTACCTGGTGTCACAGGAGGCTCGCCACGCTACACAGAAGCAGCCAATTACGCATTTGAGAAGTTTGCAAACAAAATCGGCTATGTTATCACAAATGGCAAGGTTCGTGACCGTTCAGGACAATCAGGTCAACCAGCAACTGGTGCATGGGAGCCATGGCCACCTGGAGATCACTATGATCATGTGCATTTAAACGGTGTGAAAGACCCACAAAACACTCAAATTTCAGGAGATAGCGTGGGAGGCAGTGGGGTAGAAAGATGGCGCAATGTAGCAATTAGAGCGTTGAAAATGACCGGTCAATACAGTACTGCAAACTTAAATGCATTACTAAATCAAATGCGTACAGAGTCAAATGGTAATCCTAATGCAGTTAACAATTGGGATATTAACGCCAAAAATGGAACACCATCAAAAGGGTTGCTCCAAGTGATTGACCCAACATTCAGACAGTATGCAATGCCAGGATTCAACAGCAATATTTTTGACCCACTATCTAACATCTTAGCTTCAATCAGATACGCACTATCAAGATATGGCTCACTAACAAATGCCTATCGTGGAGTTGGTTACGCAAACGGTGGAATTGTAAACCAACATCAAATTGCGGAAATCGCAGAAGGAAACAAGCCAGAAATTATTATTCCGTTAGATAAGGCTAAACGATCAAGAGCGATGCAGTTGCTTGCGATTGCTCAAAATAAGTTAGGAGTAAAACCAAAAAGCCTAAATAATAGTAGCGATTCGAGCGGAACGTTAGAAACATTAGTTTCACTGATGATTCAGCAGAATAACTTGCTATCTAAACTTTTAGCAAAAGACACAAGTGTCAAACTTGATGGTAAAGCAATTGCAGACAATACAAACGGGTACTTAGGTAACCAGTTGAAACGTTCGCTATATACAACAGGTTAGGAGGGATAAAGTGAATGGCTATTTAATCGATTTTCGCTTCATAAAAAATCAAGAGATAGTATCTCTAAAAGAAAAATTGGGCATAGAGTGTATTTCCTTTGCACGAAAAGCACCACAACTAAATGTAGAATACCAAGAATTTTCAGGGTCAAACGGTTCGAGAGAAGTCGAAAAAAGTTTCAAATCGTTCACTATCGAAGTGGAATTTTATGCTGAATTCAAAAATATGTATGACTATCAACTAAAAGAAACTGAATTATATGCGTTTCTATTCGATGACGAAGGATATTATGTTTTTACAGATAGAGAACCGGGCAAAAAATACTTTGTCCGTCCTAACTCAGTAGAAGTGAATGAAGTTGGTCTAAGATACGCAACTTACAAGACGACTTTCACTGTTTTTAGAGGTTGTTCCGAATCGATGGCTTCCACGTTATCGGATTTTTCACTGTCTAATGAATGGCAATTTTCACAAGGTCTACTTGCGGAAGATTATAAGTATACGCACCGAACCAGTAATTTTATCATTTATAATGCTGGCGATTTTGCTATTGATCCACGGGAACATGCTCTAAAAATCACTTTGGAAGGTGAATCAGAAGGCAACGTGACTATTTTCAACAAAACGACAGGGGAACGATTCATCTACTATCCCAAGTTTTCTACGTTGCTAGGCCAAACTTTGACTTTAGACCGTGTTTATCCGAAGTTGAACGGTGTAAATTGCGGAATTGACACGAATTTAGGTTTGATAACGTTAGCGGTTGGAACGAATGAAATTGAAATACAAAATGTTACTAGAGTGGAGTCAAAATGGGACTTCAATTTTTTGTATAAGTAGGTGAGAATTTGAAAGATATTTTTATCCAAGACTACGAGAAAACAAAAAAAGAAATATTGACTGACTACGATAAAAGTACATTTACTGAAAATTGGCAAGAGAACGAAACGTGGGAAATTTCGTTCGCTATTGTCAAAACAAAATTCAATGAATTGGCTTTTGATTTAGTCGATTATGAAAATTCAGTATTTTTCAATGGACAAGAGTTTATCGTAAAACAAATGGGCGTTTCTGCCGAAGGGGCAGCAATCACAAAAACAGTTACAGCCACGCACATTTACTACACCATGCAAGATGGCTTTCAGTACGACACAATCACAGGAACACGCTCTATCAACCAACTGCTAGCGCATGTTTTCAAACCTGATAACCGTGGATTTACATGGAATGTTGTAGATCCGAACAAGAAGTTTTTGCCAGTTGAACAAGAAAACTTCGGGAATGGGAACTATTTGAAACTGGTTGAAGAAATTTTGAAAGACTATGATGCGATAGTGATTCCGGACAACAAACATTTAACATTCTATCCACGCTCAGAGTTCGGCGATAAAGTTCAGGAGCAGATTCGATACAAATATAACACGGATTCAGTGAAGTTCGACATAGACACCTATTCGTTGAAAACACAGATAAAAGGATTTGGCAAGAAAAAAGAAGACGACACTTACTACTTCACGCCAATCACATATACAAGTAAGCAGTCGGAAAAATGGGGTATACGTGTCCAAAGTCCAGTTAGTGATGATCGTTACACCGTTTCAGGGAACATGCTAGAACGTTTGAAACAAGACTTGCAAGACTATCCAACAATCACTGGCACAGTTACTATGAAATGGCGTGTAGAGCCTAATAAGGGCGATTACGTGGCGTTTGTCTATGAGCCGTTAGGTGTCAATACCTATATTCAAGTGGTAGGAATCAAGACGTATCCAGCGATACCAAATAAGCCGCCAGAAATCACATTAAGCAACACAAAGAAAACAATGACTGCAATTCTCGCTAATCTAACGAAAAAAGGAGTGATTTAGTTGGAATTAGAAAAATTGAAGAATAACCGAATTTCCAACGAGTGGAAACAAACATTCAATGACAATGTGGACTACTTAGAAAATTTGGAAAAAAATTTAGACGAGCAGCACAAATCAACGAATAGTCGTATTGATAATCTCGTGCTTCATTCAGGCGGTGATTCTCCTAACGAAGTAGTGGATGCACGTGTAAATAATAAGGGAGAAACCTTTGATACATTGCAAGGACGTCTAAAAGCACACGAGAATAAATCAGATGAAGAAATTAGTCAACTTTCTACTGACATGACAAATCAAAAAGAACAAGTAGAACAGTTGAATGATACTATCGCTCGCTTGTATGCGGCGCATGGAACAAATTATGAGATTTATGTATCGGCAGATTCAGGAAGCGATGTAAATGGTACTGGAGAAGAAGAAAAACCATTCAGATCTATTCAAGTTGCAGTCAATCAAATTCCGTTGATCAATAGAAGCAATGTGACTATTTATGTCGATTCGGGAGTTTATTTGGAAGATGTTGTTGTTTCTAACATGTCAGCTTCTCGTTTATATATTCGGCCAATTGAAGATGACAGTTTAATTAATGGGAGTACTAGCGATTTACCTGTAAAGGTCCGCTCTATCGCGTTTATGTATTGCACAGGTTACTATCAAGTTAGAGGGATTGAATTTGTTGATCAAGCCAACGCTCCCGTTTTCGGTGGAAGAAAGTACTCAATTGCAGCAGAACAAGGCTCATATGTAGCTGTGAATCATTGTTCATTCAAAGAAAATGTAAAAAATCTCACTCATCATACGGTGTACGGTGGAGGTATGTCTAATATTAATATCTATGGAGCTTGCACTTTTGTCAATCAATCGATAGTTGCCTTTTCTTACTTAATGGCCCAAGTAACTTTTAATGCAATACAAGGTAGTGGAAATGATACGTTAGCATATGCTAACCAAGGGTTGATTCGATCTAATTCTGCTTCAATTGCTACTACAGCACATAGAACGGATTCTACTGGATTGATCATTACAAAAGGGACGGTGTTGAGCTAATGGTTTATAAAATGAATGAATCGATCATTGTGATTCAAGCAGAAGCCACTAGTCCAAACAGGACGAATGTTGTTTTTTGGTCTCATGATCGAGGAACTGCAAAGTTGAGAATGAAATTGGTACGGAAGGATGGCATTCCTCAAGGTCTGCCAGAAGGAACAACTGTTCCAATTCGTCTGATGTTCAAATCTGCAACGGCAGAAGGTGGTTATGGTAAACATGACTATCTAGCTACGGTAGAAGATCCTGTGAATGGGATTGTTTCTATTGTGTTAGAGGATAATATACTGGGATACGTAGGCACCGTAGAAGGTAGCGTATATATTGATTTTCCAAACGACCGCTCGTTAGATACAGCTGGTCGTTTTACTTTTTATATCAAACGCAGCCCAATTGATGATAGTACGCCAGAACTAGAAGATTATTATTTCAATGGTTTCAGTCAGACTATTGATAAAATCGAAAAAATTCTAGCTGATGGAAAGCAAGAGATTGAACAGAAAATTGCGGAATCCGAAACGCAGATTGATGCGAAATTAAAAGACACAAACGACAAAATCACGAAAGCCAATCAAGATGTCGCAACTCTCAATACTAATATTGATAAAGCGAATGATTGTATTGATCAAACCAATCAGCAAATCGGCGACCTCGGCAAGTTGAAGAGGATGTACTCCAATAGTATCGACTTCGGGGACTATGATTATAGTGGTAATCCTAATTTATTACCAACACTAGATTACTCTATATTAAGTAAATCAAACGCTAATATTCAAACTCCGCCAGCATACGTCAAAGATCATGGAACTTATTTTGAAGTTGATATGGATGACCCATCCGCAGCTGGCATTACTAGGAATGTATTTATACCACTTGTTACACGTTTGCAAAAAGGAAAAACATATACAATTAGTGCCAATATCATGATTAGTGACGAAATGAATCTAGCAAAATGCCCGATGTACTATGCAGTATATAGAAGTCTACCAACAGCAGAAACACTCAGACCGGTTGTGTTATTACCAACTGATGATAATAAGGGTAAATTTGTACGTGTAAGTAAAACATTTACTGTACCATCTGACTTTACTGATGGTGATTTTGCACCATATTTACAATGGTATTTTCCACCAGATGCGGTAGGTAAATATTGTGTAGGTTACGACATCAAAATCGAAGAAGGTTCAACAGCCACACCTTACCAACCTAACTTACTTGATGCGCCATATTATTTGAGTAAGGTGGCTTTGGGTGAAAATCTAATTAAACCAGAATCACAACAATCAGTTACTAATAGTAACTATCTTATTAAAACCTATAACACCAAACCAATGGTAAAAGGCAAGAAGTATACCATCACACTGGAAGGAACTAAACCAGCAACACAGGTTTTTAGACCATTTTTTACGCAAGCTACAGGAAGTCCATGGGGGTTTGGTGATTTGAAGCCAGTAGAAGGGTTAACTGATATTTGGTCTGCAACATTTACGTTTAATGCTGATTCACACCCTACTACCCCACAAGTGCATATGTATCAGGTACCAAACACAAGTGTAGGACAATGTACAATTAAGTGGTTAAAACTAGAGGAAGGCGACACCCGAACCCCGAATATTAGTCAGTTTAAATACTTCGGTGAAGGATTGAAAGACAGTAATAATCCGAATGATTACAGTTGGGATGTCACACCTGAATATACTGAAAAAGGTTTGAATGATACGGTTAGTTTGACCGAACCACAGTCAGTTGAAGGTTTAAAAAACTTTGAAGATGGGTTACAGATTGCAGGTAAAGAAGTTGCTACAGTTCCAGAAGATACCGGATGGGTAAATCTAACAGCGATCAACGGCCACTCCTGGAATAAACAGGGACAAATTAGGAGAATTGGAAAACTAGTGATGTTCCGTGGATCATTAAAAGGTAGCACGCTAAGTACACAAGATTTTTGTACGATTCCAGAAGGATTTAGACCAAGTAATCCAACTGATAATTATGAGTATCAATTCTTGTTACCACCACAAAGTAGCAATACTTTAGACAATGGCGGGATGGCTTATATCCGACCGAACGGCGTTTGCGGTCTACCTTCATTTAGGGGAACAGTCAACTTGTTTTTAGCACCAATTCAATACTATATAGACTAGGAGTGAAATGAATGAAAAACATTTGGAAATACGGACGTACTGGTGGAGAGTACGCAGGAAAAGTATTGGACGACATGCTTGTGTCCGTTCCTTACACGGATCAGCCACCGCTTGAAGGGATTCGTGCTGATGGTGAACCACTAACGATTGCTGATCAGATGTTTGATCCTAAATTGAACCAATGGATTGTTTTAGCAAACGCACTAGATCACAACGATTTAAACAATCTCAAAGCGATGTATGAGTCGTTAGAAAATGAAAACGACAACCTAAAACAGCTAAATGCTAAACTCATGCTAAATGACGTAGCAATTAAACAGGAAAATACTGCATTGAAAGAAAAAGCTGACAGTTTAGCACAAATCAATTCAAAGACAATGCTTGCTTCGCTTCAAAACAGCAAGGATATTGCAGAAATTAAAAAGCAATTAAATCCAGAATCAGAAGGAGGTGAGTAGTATGTTTAGTTTTAGCGATGTGAAAATGATGTTTGACTGGGGCTGTTTTACAGAAGAACAGGTTCGTGAGTTTGTGCCATTGTGTATTACAGACGAAGAAGCAGATAAAATCATTAGCAAAGAAGAGAGCGCATCTTAATTGATGTGCTTTTTATCAAAAATAGGCGAGAATTCTCCCACTTCAAACAACTTGTAAGGGTGTTAAGTGGGGGTAGTTCAATTTGATTCAAGGAGTTGTCACATGATTAATTTAGGGGAATGGGGAACAATCGCAGGATCAATCACTGCGATTGTTTCTTTGATTTTATTAGTAATAAAACCAATTACTGCATCTTTCTCGAAGATTACTGAGACTCTTTCAAAAGTAAGTCACAATTTAGATTTGCTGACTAAAGATTTAGAATCTAGCAAATCAGATCGATTGATGATTCATGAAGAACTAAAGAAACACGATGAAAGATTAGATACACATGCAGAAAAATTGGTAGAACACACACAACAAATTAAAACTTTATTTAGGGAAACATCTCGATAAAAATAGAAAGAAGATGAATAAAGATGATCTTACCTGATAAATATTATCAAATCATTAAGTGGGCGGTACTTACGGTACTTCCGGCTACATCTGTATTAGTTGCAACACTAGGCAAAGCCTATGGATGGAATGGAACAGATATGACAGTACTTACTATCAATGCAGTAGCGACGTTTTTAGGTGTTATCACTGGTGTGTCGGCTTATAATTTGAAAAAATAGGAGGAAAAAAATGAAGAAGAAAATCATTTTATCATTGAGCCTACTAATGGCTCTTTTTTTATTGCCTTCGAATGCTTTTGCCTACACTATTAACAATGAATTTAATTTGGGCCCAAACGAAGGTAGCTCTCAAGTAGCGAATAATAAGTATATTTTACTGCATGAAACAGCTAATGAAACAGCAACAGGGCGCAATGAAGCACAGTATATGAAACGTTCATGGACTAGTGCTTACACTGCTTATATTGTGGGAGACGGCGGAACTGTTTATCAAGTCGGTCAACCTGGTTATGTACAGTACGGTGCTGGTTCGTATGCTAATGCCAATAGTCCTGTTCAGATTGAGTTACAACACACACATGATAAAGCAATTTTTGAAAAGAACTATAAAGCATATGTTGAATTGGCTAGAGATTCAGCAATAAAATATGGTATTCCATTAACATTAGACACTCCTTATAACCAACCAGGAATCAAATCGCATTTATGGGTAACACAAAATATTTGGGGCGATCATACAGATCCTTACGGTTATCTTTCTGAAATGGGTGTAAGTAAAGAAAAACTAGCCTATGATTTGGCTCATGGATTTACCGATGAAAATCCAACTACTTCTGAAAACAAGCCTGTCATTGATCCAACTCGAGCAGGTGCTGCAAATCCCACGCTGACAGATGGAAAAAATTACGCCCACATTGATCAGTTCGGAGAAATCGAAAACGCAAACTTGCATGTGGCTGGATGGCACATTGCTAACTATAAATACGAGTATATTTTCATTATGGACTACAATACTGGAAAAGAATTAGCTCGAGTAAGAGCTGATGGAATTTATAGACCAGATGTAAATCAAGCTTATAATACTTTAGGAAATGTTGGTTATCATGTATCTTTCAATATGCGTAATTTTCCTAATAAGAAAGTCTATGTCATGATGCGTGCAACGAATGATCCAGAGGGAAATACTAAAGGCGGTGCGCAAGATTTCCATGATAAACGCTGGTATTTAAATATTCCGCAACGATAAAAAAATAGCCCCTCGTTGAGGGGAGTACATAAAATTTTATATAAATGATCATTAGTTATAAAAATAATTTTACTTGCAGTTAGTTCCTCTTGTTATTGTAAGAGTCATAAAAGTAGTGGTATAATTTTTTGTAATGACATGTACAAGTAAAGGTGGGAATTAACACTTGAAAAAATATGGTTCTAAACAAGAATATGTGAAGAGACCAAAAAGTATCATTAATCACAGATTTCCTAGTAAATTAAAGAAAAAAATTAGTCCAAATCAATATTTTTACAGTAGAGTCAGGTGTCAAATTATTCCAAAGGTACAAGCTAAACAAAAGCTTACTATTGAAGAACAAATAGATTATATGAAATACAAAGGCATTACATTTAATATCATAAAAGAATCTGAAGCAAAAAAAATATTATCTGAGACAAATTATTACTATAAAATTTCTGTGGTTAGAAAACTATTTAAAAAAAATTATAGTAACAAATACATGTTTTTAGATTTTTCTCATCTAGTTGATCTATCTTCTATTGATATGGGAATTAGATATTTTTTGCTGCAAATGGTCTTAGATGTAGAGCATTCAATTAAAGTTCAAATAATTGATGATCTTACTAATAATCCTAATGTGGATCCGTATCTTATTGTTAAGCAATTCAAAAATAAAAATAGATTTTTCTATAAAAATACAATTGAACGATTTGAAAGAACTGCATATCGGAAAGATATGTATTCAAAACGAGGTAAAAACATACCTTTTTGGGTATTGTTAGAAATAATGGATATGGGAGGACTAATTAATTTTTTAAAATTTTATGGAGGTAAATTCAAAGTTACTTCTGTTTTAAATACGACATCTGATGTTGCTATGTATGCGAAGAATATTAGAAATTGTTGTGCCCACAGCGGATCATTTATTTATAATATTTATGATCCATCAACTCGTATTCCATCAAATCCAAGAATAATTACTTATGGAACAATAATGGGAATTGAAAGTAATGATGTACGTTTTAGAAAAGTAAACGATTTAGTTTCTTTGTTTTACCTGCATAAAATTTTTTGTACAAACAAATTAAACGAAAGACGATTTGATGAAGGAAAAAAATTGCTAGAAAGATGCGAAAAAAATAAAATGTATTACCTTTCAAATGAACAATTAAAAAAAGAAAGAAAAACTTTTATCAAATTACTTGATTATTTGAAGAAATAAATGTATGATTTAGACAAGATGAAACAACAGGTGATGCTGTTGGCTTACTGACCAGTGCTACTGATCAGGAGTTACTAATGTGATACTCTTAATATTTTTATATTTCGAGTAGCCTTTTTCCCTATATGGGAAAAAGGTTTTTTTGTTAATCTTTATATTTTTCAGGATCAACAAAAGTATACTTTACATAGTCAAATCGTTTATGTTTTGCTCTAACATCTGGAACATTTGTCACTACATCAAATAAAAAATAGGCATCTAGGTTCATTCTCGTTTTTCGCAGCAGGAATTTTAAAGTAGTTTTTATTGGAATAGTAGAGATTGATTAATAAGCTATCTTCGATTGCTAAAAAGAAAACTTCTGAATCCCATACTTTATAAAAGTCTTTGATAAATCTATTCGAAGGATCGAATTTAAACCATAATTGCGTCTCATTAAAAAGCATAACCATTACTCCGATCTATTTTTAAACTTAGTTTCTACCTCTAATATATATCGAGTTTTTATTTTGCCTTCAGAGAATACTGTTTCTTTTTTTGCAGTTACAGGTTGGTTATTTTCGGAAAAAGCTAATATAGCTAAGATTGAAACATCCATCTGTAATTTATCTTTTTTTGCTGCTTTTCTCATAAAAGTCTGCAT